GTCTGTTTGGTTTCCCCAGTGGTCTGCAATTTGAAAGACTTCAAAAAGTGTTCTTTCTTGATTTAGAAAGTCCTGTGTGTTCTTATTCCACTGTGCCATGAATTAAACCCAATCTAGTTTTGCTGGATGATATCTCTTAGAATCTTTTACTTGAATATTTTTTGACTCAGAATTGATAGGATAAATTTGATGTACGATTGCACCAGGATACTGACTTTGAAGTTCTTCTGCTAATCTTTCTCTACTTGGAATTCCATCTTTTGCATTAAATTCCATTCTATAAAGTTGACCTTGCCATACAAGATCAGCAGCAAAATCTTCTCCAACCTGTTGTGGAGAAGATGAACCGCCAATATTTAATGTTCCATTAAAGTCACCATTAATTGTGACGCTTTCTGAAAGAAACTGATTAAAACTTTTCATATTAGCAGTTCCAAGCTCTTAGACTCTTATTTATTCTGCTGTTTGGATCACTAGCAGTTTTAGCTGAAGTCAATTTTTTCTTCATACCTTTCATTCGAGCGCAGAATGATGCCCTACGCTTATTTCCAACCTTTTTGCTTGGTGCTTTAAGGTCAGATCCTGGATTTTCTCTTTCGTAAGACTTACGTCCTTTTTCGTTGAGTCCTCCTTTTTTATTTTGTCCTTCTTTTCTTGTCCAAGCGGCTCCTTCACCAATTACTCCTATGTTTAGTAGATAGTTTTTGCGTCGCTTCTCAGCACTATCGTATGTGGTGTTGCCACCTTTAGGTTCTGGTTTGCACTCAGTCTCTTCTCTTGCAATGACATAGTTATCAGATCCAACTGTGTTCATTGCAGGATAATATGCAAGAACTTTACCAGTCGGATAAATTTTTGCGACAGCGGTATTTATTTCTTCTCTAGAAGGCTGCTCAGCACCAGAGAAGAATAATCTAATGGTATAATACTTACCATAGAAGTTTACCATTACAGTGTAAACTCTTCCATTAGTCTGAACTCTTTTAATGTTTTCAGACACAGGTACACAATTGGGAACCATTTTCTTCCCTTTCTTTTTCATACCCTCTTGCTTATAACCATCCCAACACTTTTCATCTAAAATTTTTGCTACGATTGGAGATACTTTTTCTTCCATCTTATTTAATCTTGATTATTATTATTTAGAATTCCTTGCTTAATTAATTTAGAAAGTTCTGCTGTGGAACCGACAAATAAGGAATTATTTACTGTTGTTGGTCTTGCATGTTTTTCATCAAGATCCTTCATTTTCTTTTGAAGATCCATTAACTTATCAGCAACATCAGCGACGTTTTTGATTAACTGTCCAGCAACCTCATAAGCTCTAGGGTGATCTGAACTAGTTGCAACTTCCAAGATACCATCTACAGCTTCTTGCCCCTTCTCAATCAAGGCATAAAGCTGACCTCTAGTATATTCATAGTCTTTCTGAGGTTCTTCAACTTTAATAATTTTTGGTTTTTCAGATTTAACTATTTCTGAAGACTCAACCTCAGACTCAACGTTTAAAGCGTCACTAATTTTGTCGAAAGTATTCATGCTAGAGATCTACATCTATTTGCTGTGATGGACTATAAGTTTTAAAATCTTGGAAGAATGAAACAGTCTCATTAAATCCAAAATCGTCACCAGCTTCTACTAACGGATCATCAGCAGAATTTACAACACCATCGTTGTTATAATCTTGCAACGCCTTAGGTGTTGCCGTATAACGTACTTCACGCTTTGCAGTTGTTGTAGTGTTACCGTAGTAATCAACTGAAACCTTCTTAATAAGCTTATCTGCCGAATCAACAACAGGCCCAATAAGAGAAGTTTTTGCTGTGAAGTTTAATGTATATATAATAACCCTGCCTTGATCGAAGGATCCTTCATAATTATCATCTGGTGGATCTACAGAATCCAAGATAATAGGAATATCTCTTTTTTCTCCAATTGATTCAACCAAGTTAATAGTTACATTGAAAGCTGGCTGGAAATATGGTAGAATCTGTTCAATAATCTCAAGCACATCTTCCTGTGTTTGAGACATGATAGAAAGCTGAAATTTGATATTATATGGAACTGGCATGAAGACTTTTTGTAGTCTTGCATTATTATCAACCGCTTTAAATGTTTGAGTTACACTGCTTTTTCTTGAAGGGTCATATTGTATTCCCTTCATTTCAAATGCAAGTCTTGGGAGAGTTATAGTTCTTTTCTTATTTAAATCAGGCTGCTGTTCAATTCTTGCTAAGAACTTTTGTGTTGGGCCATAAGCAAGAGGAACTTTCATAGCCGACACGACGTTACCGTTAGAGTCTTCTTTTCTAACTTCAATGTCATTGAACAAAGTACCAAACCCAATGATAGTTTTTCTTATGATTTGGTGATAATAGTAATTTCCTAACATCAGTATTCTCCGAATGGATTATTTTCTGTAAAATCTAATATTCCGTCTGCTTCCGTTTCAATAAGTTCATTCTGCGAGGCATTTTCCTCGTCATTATAATAATCGGCAGTGTATAGTATGTATCTTCCAGTTGATCCAATTCCTGTATGATACGTTGCTGCAGATCCTACAATTACTTCACCAGGAGTAAATCTTCCAGACAATCTGTAAATCTTTAGAACCTTATTGACAGCATCCCAATCCTTAACAATTGCCTGTGTACCAGATGTTTCTCCAGTAATAACTTCATTGTATAGATAATTTCCAGTAGAAATACCTGGAGGTAAAATGCTGATATTTGGTGCGGTTGTATAACCAGCTCCTGCATTAGTAATGTAAATGTTGGAAACAAATCCATTTGTAATTCCAACTTCTGCTGTCGCAGTTACACCAGATCCAGATAGAGGTGGATCAATAGTTATCGTCGGAGCACCTGAATAATTAGCTCCAGCATTATTAATCTGAATATTGGAAATAGTTCCATCAGCAATTGAGGCAGTAGCAATACCACCACTTCCACCGCCACCGCTGATAGAAATTGTTGGAGCTGCTGTATAACCACCACCAGGATTTGTCAATACTATTCGTTCAATTGACAATGCTGATGTGAATCCAACAGAAGATCTACTAGTTGTAATAGCAACTGCTGTTGCAGTACGACCACCAGACGGAGCTGCAGAGAATGTAATTGTTGGTGTCGATGTGTATCCATATCCGTCGTTGATCAAATGTATCTGACTTACTGCTCCTGCAGGAACAACAGTAGTTCCAGCACCAGCAGTATTAGCAATTCCAGTCAATGTTAATAGAGCATCAATACCTCTATCAGCAACAGTGGTGTCAATTTCAAATACGCCAGTGTCAATAACTTCATCCTCGAATACGAATGGCTCACATCTGAGTTCATAAACATATAGATTGTTGAGTTGGTAAAATTCTACTTCGTGCTCAACAAATTTAATTTCATATAGAGTATCTGTTAATGGGAAATATATTAAGTCCCCTTCTTTTGGTCTATTTGTAATCTTTAGATTATCATCATCTAGTTCTGCCTCAAGGAATGGAGTAATAAAATCTTCATACTTTTCTTTAGATATAATCAGAGATAAATCATCATTTGCCTGAACACCAAACTTAGTCAGCAAATCTCCACCACCACCAAATCCACCATAAGAAGCTACATAAGCTTCCATATAGTAATTGTCATTGAACCGTGCAAGAATATTCTCTCGCAGTATTCCATCGTTAACTGCATAACCTCGTGGTAGGTATCCAATATTGACACCATACATCTTCAACTGCTCGTTGATAAGATCTTGCAGAAGTCGTTGCTCGGAATAGTTTCCTTGAATGAAGTATGGATTTAATGCCATCTGTTATTATCCGATCATGTCTAGTGGTGGTAATTCATACTCTGAAGACATCCTTGTCTTGATGTCTGCCAATTCATTGACAGCATCATCATAGAGCTGTCTTCCATTTAGTTCTATGCCACCAGGAAGCTTAACTCCCTGGAACTTAATCATATTTTGACCCCACTGCTTCTTAATTAAAGATGTTAGATACAACTTTAAGAAAGAATCATTGTAAATTTTTGAGAAATCTGCAGGATCAAGAATTCTGTAACATTCAATCACAATATAAGTATTTACATTGACTTCAGTCCAATTCATGTCAATGTAAAGTCTATTTTGACGTTTTGTATATCTAATATTTTTCTGAGGATTGATTAAGAAATTGATAGTTTCCAAATATTCCTTAACCATGCTATAATTTAAAAGTTCAATAGATGTAAAATTATATACATCATTCAAGAAAATCTGATATTGAATATTAAACATTCCACTAGATAGTGTGCTATCATTTAGTCTAAAAATACCTTCAACACCAATAACACTATCTGGGATTTCAATATAATTTTTTTGCTCTTCGTAACTGTAAGTTGTTACTCCTACCGTTCTTGAGGTAGTTTCTGTAGCTTTTGCCCTATCAATATCATCTTGGGTTACTTTATATTTCAAGTACATTTTCTCAATGCCGTCGAAGTGACGTTCATTGAAAAGTTGTAGAGCATCATCGACAAGATCATCAATTTGATCATCGTCAACATTAATTTCCAGCACAGGATAGCCTAGTTTTCGTAGGCAATAATCAATCAATTCTTGTCTGCTGGATGGTTTCATTGTTCCCTCTTAATTTTTTCTATTTCAGCTTGAAGTTCTCGTTTATCTTCTAGAATTTGATGATAGTCTTGAATTAAACTCTGAAACTTTGCTTCTAACAATGCATTTTCTTTATATAACGATGTCATTTTATCGGATAATGTTTTTACTAAAACATTGACATCAACTTGCACATCATCAGGATTCATATCAATAAGCGCCTCCATCTATAGTGGTAGTCCAAACAGGGACATTTGTTCCAGGTTGTGTTGTAAGTATATAGTTTGAAGTCGATAAACCACTAGCAGGATCTGTAGTAGAATTCATCAAACCAGTGGAGTCAAAATACACAACGCCATTTGTGCTAGTATCTTCTAACTGATAGTAGATACCTTTAATGTCAAGATATCCCTTTGTTCCACTTACATAACCGCGAACACCAGTTGATGTTGTAATGCCAATAGTTGCATCTGGAATGAAAGTAAATTTCTGATTATAATCTTGGAAACCAAAGAAACCAGTTTTAGTTGCAGTTGTTCCCAATCCAACAGAATCATCATTGTAAGTGAATGAAATACCCCTATCTGTTTGAGTATCCCACCCATAAGCAATTGTGATTTCTGTTCCAGATGAAATTCCTGCTGAAACTGTCCCAGCAATGCTGACAGTTTTATTTAATTCATCATAAGAAACAATCGTGCTTAAAGTTTCTGATGGAAGTCCAGCTACACCTCTAAGAACATCACCAGTATTAATACCAGCAACAGAGTCAACTCCTAGTACGCTAGAGCCAATTCCAACATTTCCTACAATAATACGAACAGAGGTTGGATCACTTAATGCTAAAATTGGATCTTCAACAGTTACTGTTCTAGAATTTAAATTACTAGTTTCACCATAAACTTCAAGATTACCTTTAATAATTACTGTGCCTTCATTGCTATCAGTTGGATATGGATCAAGATATAATACATTACCAGTTCCAGGTTTTGTGCTAATTACATTGGTATTAACTGTACTAGATGTGAAGCTAGTTATGCCACCAACAGTTAGATCCCCACCAATACTTAAATTTCCAACAAGATCAAGACTGCTAATCTGACCATCACCATTTAAAATGACCGCTTTGCCAGCAGATGTTACACCAGGCTCAACATCTAAAAGATTTGTATAGTATCTACCACCTTGAGCAATTGCATTTCCAGCCTGATCACCAATCCACAGTCTACCACCAACATCGGTAAATGAACCTGTGGAAATAGAAACTGCAATCTCACCATATTGTAACGTGGGTAGTGTCGTTACCCCCGTTGTTCTTTTAATAAGAATAGTTGCTCCAACAGCCATTAGAACTCACCTCCATCTAAGAGTGTTCCAGCTTCGAGGGCTGATGTTGCAGTCCACTTACCAGTGGCTGAATCGTAAACTAAAAAAGCATTATTAGTCAAATTAGTTACATCAACATTTGTCAATGCATTGAGAGTTGTTACACCCCTTAGATTGGTAGTAACTTTAATCCTGTTTTGGTCAGATATTCTTGTATTGAATTGCGTCATGAGGTTGAAACTCCTGCAGTAATTGTTACTGTCCCTTCAACTACACGGGTTTTCAATCCAGTCGCTGTTTCAGTTAAGAGAATATCGTAAAGATATCTGCCCTCTTTAATTGAGGCAGATGCCGTTGATCCTATAGAAATTTTGATTTCACCATAATCAGGGCTTGGGAAAGTCACATCCATCGAATGTTTTGACGTGCTCGATGGGTGTTTTTTAATATGACATGCACCTGTATATCCGTTCAAGTCAATAGGAAGGTCATTATATTCCTCAAGCATAAATGATGAAGAAAAATCTGTGCCTTGCGGTATTACTAAATTGACGACTCTTACAGACATGCCTGCATACTATTATTGTCTTTAAGTATTTATAACTTTGCTGCGAGTTGAGATAGCAAAGCTTTTACTTCTGCTAAATCACTTTTAATAGACTCAATTTCTTCTCTTTCTTTACTTCTTTGATCACGCAAAGAAATATATTTTTCATAGGCATTCTTATCCGTATTAATTATTGCTTTAGAGAAGGAATCCCTTTTGAGAGTAGTATTACCCTCTACAGGGATCAAATCCCTCTCTTCCCTATCATATTGATTGTTCATATTATGCTAATGCAATCGCTCTAAACTCTTTAATCTTAGGTACTACAGCTTGATTTGTGCCAGTGAATACAACCTTGATGCTGAATCCAGTGAATTCTGGAAGATCATTCACACTAAACTTATAGTCTAGGTATTCATTATTATTGCTAGATGGAACTCTTGTATCTGGATTTCCATCTAGAAGACCATTATATCCTGGGAATAGGATATATGGCTGATCTCCATCTGGAGCATCTGCTCTGTATAGTTTATATAGGACTCTAATATCGTTGCTCTGATCGCGGAAAGCGGCAAATCTGACATCTAGTGCAGTAGCAGGATTTTCAAGATTGACACGCTTAGTTACATATGCAGCAGCGGTTGGATCAGTTAGATCTGAATTGACTCTACCATCTTTAGCAAAATCAGTGACTACATTGTTAATTCTATTTGATGTAGTAATAATATTAATTCTATCAAGGTCAATAACAGGTGATACGTTTCTGTTTTGTGTCGATAGAGTCATTTCCATGGTGAATGACTTGTTGCCAGGGAGATTGGATAGATGCTCTAATTCATTAACCTCAGCACAAATAATTCTTGGAGATGATAGTGAATTGATCTCATTCAAGTTAATTGGTTCATAACCTTTGTCTTGGAACGAAACTTCAGTTCCATCAACGCTAGTTCCAGAAACAGTTCTTGCTCTTGTAGCAATTTGTGTTGTAGATGGGAGCATAATCTGGACATTAGGTGTAATGGTCTCAAACTGAATGTTTTGAGTTGCCCTTACGCTTCTTCCACCACCTTGCTTAGTGCTATCAAATGCTAAGATTGGTAAACCATTTGATCCATCTCTAGAAGTTCCTAAACCAGTTGAAGTTGTATTAATCTTGATGTAATAAGAATCGAGATCAATATTATTGGCAACATCAACATCGGCAAAGTTGTGAGTGGTGTTGATTCTTCTCAATGATACACCATTGAGTTCATACTTCATAATAGCAGAATTGACCTTATGAGTCTGTGCTACAGTATCATCAATACCTCTAGAAATTCCAGTTAGAACTTGTGGACTTGCAGTAGCATCAGTTCCTGTGTAGCTAATGACCTCACTATTGATCATGATGTAGCCAGGATTCGTGCTAGACACTCCGACATTTTCAAAGCTAGTGAAGATGCCGACTGCAGAAACAGGTAAACTTGTTGTTGCAGTGTTTACATATTCCTCGGAAAGTCTAACTGCGCCTAGATTTGAAACTACGTTAGAAATCTTAACTTTATTGTTTCTTCCATGCATTCCATGATTTCTGTGAGCAACTTGCATGTAAAGACCAGTTCTATCTGGATTGTTGGTGATAGTAACTGGGGTCGATGGTAGAGTAGAAGCAATACCAACATTAGCACCACTTCCAACAATCCAAGCAAGTTGATTTGTGGTATCAAAGCTTCCCTGAACGTCAGTGACTACTAACTGATTGAGGGAGGAAACGATTCCAACATTGAATCTTACATTTTCACTCAATGAGCCAACTTGTGCGGTAAGAACATCACCAACAGCATAACCCTTACCACCATCGGTAACTGTAATGACACCAATGTTTCCACTATTGATGGAAATTTGCATTTGAGCGCCAGTACCAACTCCGCTAATAGAAGTTAGATCTACACCAGTGAATGTAAAGTTTCCTGCGGATGGAGTTAGTCCACTACCAACATTGTTAACTTGCAATGCTTGAGTATCATTGATTGCAATTGCTCCAGTAATCTTAGAAAGCTTACCAGTTGTGTTAGTATTATTAATCTGAGTGATTGTAACACCTGGATCTAGATAAGTGCTAGCAACAGTAGAACCTAAACCAACAACAACTTCTTTAGAAAGAGTCTTAACAGGATTTGGTCTCAGTCTTGGTTGCTGTCCATTACCAACACCCAACTTAGGATTGTAAAGCTTGAAGATGCCAGGATCAGTTGTAAACTGTGCCTTATAGAGTACAAACTTGAGGTCTTCTAGTTGACTTGAATCCCAGGTTGAACCATTTTGTGACTTGAATAGTGATCCAAGATAAGGTTGTTGGGAAACAATAACTCTTTGATTCTCTGAAAGGTTTGCAGTGCTGATTTCAGCCTCACCCATTCTAGAGATCCATGCAGTATAATTATTAGAATCAGAAAGGAGAACAATAGCATATTCAGTGCCATTACCTTCAAGGTAAACAGGTGATGGGAATGTAAACTTAGTTGGAACACTACCATCGGTTGAAGTTAGAACTTCGTCTGCTTCGAGTGTTACTTGGCTAAATGCAATAATTGTCGAAGTAGGAGTACCAACTTGAGTTGTTCTGATTTGACAGGTAATTGGGATGTTTTGATCCTTAGTTGAGAAGAATACATCAAGAGAAGTTAGGAAGATGCCACCATCATCTGTAACGAGGAATGTTTCAGCGAGAGGATCGTACCATTGTTGATTTGTTACGGTTCTAGTTTCTGCAGTTGTCGATCTTGTTAGAGTAGAAACATTTTGTGATACAGTGGTTGTATCAGTTACCTGCGTTCTTTGAACCTCAGCATTTCTTGTTGAAATGACGGTTTCCTGAGTGATGTTTAACTCACCAGAAGATGTAAATGTTACTTCGGCTTGGCTATTATAAGAACCTGGAACTGGATTGTTATTCTGACTTGCAGTTAAGAGCAGAGTCTTTCTTCCAGTTTCAAATTCAGGTTGATCAGGAGATGCTGGATCTGGAATAAAGAGTGAACCAATTAGAGTTCCATTCTTATCTGAGATAAGCCTTAAATCGCTTACAGTAGCCTGAGCACCACTAGTTTGACCCACAAGGATCATATCTGGTACTACTTGACCGTAGAACTCGCTCTCAACCTGCGCTCCGAGGCTAAATGTGTCAATGTTTAGTACGGTAGCAGTCGAAGAATATGTATCAGGAAGAGTTAGAGTATCTTCATATGGATTTACATCAAATACTTGAGTTGGAGAATCATAAGGGCCATATTTGTGGTTTGATTTAGCAACTCTAAATCTGATTAGAGTGTTCTCAGTGTTTCTTAAGGTTGTTCCTGGAACATAACCGACAACAGTCTCACCAACACTAAATGTTCCACTAACCATGCTAATCTCTAGCAGCTTTGGAACACAATAGTCAGTCATTGCAACTTTATCAAAGAATGCATAGAACTGAGTTCTAGGTCTCATTCTCTTTGCAGTGAATTCAATATTTCTTGATCTTAAGAAAGGAATAATGTCTCTGCTAACAACTGCAGATCCTAGTGATCTACGATCAACTCTTGGGGATACTTGGAACTGTACACCAGCTCTTGAAAGTCTGCTATCAATTCTGGTGGTGACAAGATTTGTGTTTACAGTAGTATCGAGAAGAGTTCTGGTTCTTCTTTGCTCCAAGAAGGGCCAATTGCCTCTTCTTGCGCCAGTGTTTCTCCAGCCACTATCAGATACTTGCTCAGTGCTAGTTTCAGATCTTACAAGCTCATCACCAACAACGGTTTGACCCGACCATACCTCTTCCCAAGCACCCCAATCTGTAGGTGCAAGACCTGTATTTGGATCAGCACCTAGAGTATCGAGAAGAGCATTAAATGAACCTTCTTCTTCAATATTTCTTACAGCAAGTCTGTTCTCTGCAATCCAAGTATCAGAAGCAGGTGCAAGATCAATATTACCAATCCAGGTAGAAACTGCGAATGGGTTGATGTTCTCTGTTCTGGTAGCAAATTGCTGTTGAGCAGCTACAGTCTCTGTATAGTCAAGAGTTACCAGTGCTCCAGTTCTCTTGATGTTTGGTGATTGTAGATCTGTTACAAATCTTGTATCGAGATTTTGATTTGATGTTGAACCAATACCAACCAAAGACTGAGATCCAATTAGAAGATCTAAACCAGTGGTGTAGTGAGATGGTCTTAATTCACCCTTAAGGGTATCAATACTAGATTTGCCAGTTAGGATATGACTGACATGATTCTTGAAGTTGTCTACAAAGAATCCTGACTTAAATCTATCTAAACCAGTTTGAGAATCTCTGATGGTTAGATTTGCAGTATCACTTTCTAGTAAAGATAGAGCAGTATACTTCTCTACGTTAGAAAGTCTGTTTTCAAGCTTAGTGATATCAGCCATCGTATAACGCTTATGTTGCGTAGGACTAATGCTGATGTCTTGCTTTACACTATAAACATAAGGTCTTAGTCTGATAGTTGCAATTTCTAGAGACGATGAAATGTCAATAGGAGCAACTGGATTATCAGATGGTACACCTTTTCTTAGTTCAAAGAATCCTTCTTTAGTTAAGAGAAGTTTATCAATTCTTGGCAGATAGTATGAATAACCTAATACTAATTGGCTATTCGGATAGATGGGATTGTTAGAATATGTTCCAGAAGATGCAAAGTTTCTTGCTTTGAATTCAAATGGTGATAGGGTATCTGTTGCAGGATTGTAGTCAGCAACTCTTGGTCTGATGTCGAGGGAATCTGTAGATCTTAGTGTTCTGATGGAAGGAATATCTCTTAGATATAGATCTGCATCATAACTTGAGAATGATACAAAGTCTCCATTATCACCACCAGGAATGCTATAATAGTCAAATACAATAGTGATTTGTCTCTTAGGTGCTTCTACGCCATCCTTTCTAACAATTCTACCATAGTCTAAGAACTCTAATCTTTGACCACCATCTAGAGTAAATGACTCAACAATGTCCTGATCACCATCGGTTACATTAGAGATGGTTGCAGTAATTCCAGACTTTTTGAATGTAACAGACTCATCAATGCTAAATGACTTTTCAGTCAGATATGTAAATGTGACAGAAGAAGCAGTGGTCGAAACAACTCTTGCACTAGCTTTTGTCTCAGTACCAACAACTACATCACCTTGAATGGCATTTAGTAGAGAACCAGAAATTTCTACTAAAGTTAATTGTGGTAGGGTTGGAGATGAGGTATCATTAGATTCATAAATTGCATGAACACGTAATACATCAGGAACATTGAGTGAAATCTCTTTATCTTGAACTCTTGTTCCAAAAATTCCACTATAAGTCAATCCATCATTTAGTTTAGAAGTTCCAATTCCAGAAGCAGAATTTGAAGATCTGCTGATGGTTACGGTTGCACAACGGTTTAGAACCTTTTGCTTAGATGTAGCATTGATCTTATTTAAAGATGCAATTAACTTTACGCTTGAATCTGAAGAAACGGATAACTGTGTTAGAGTGATGGTTTTGTTACCATTGCTAAACACAACTTGACCACTTCTTAGTGGCTCTACAGTTCCATTTGCATAAGATACATTGTAATCTTCTACGTCAAATTCGGAGAAGAATAGGTTTGGATCTGATTCAGTTACTGATGCTTGAGAACCAGATACAGAAATCGTGTATGTTTTCTTGACCTTTAGCTCTGAAGAAATTAGATTTACATTGCTAATGTCATTGTGAGGTAGTGGAGTTACTAATGTAGAACCTCTTCCATTAATTACTTCTGGAGCAACAATAACTAGATCGTTAACGTTTAGAGTTGAACCAGGAAGTGTTCCGTCACAAATGTTGGTTACACTTGTAATTCCTGCAACGGTAAAGCTGTTGGCAGCAGGACTTACCGAAACTACCTTGTTGAAAGTAGAAACAGTATTGCCAGACTTTGTGTATCTGATAATATCTCCAGTCTTAATACCTACTGAAGTTGCAGAAGTTACGCCTACAGTAACAACACCACCAGAAGTGATTGTAAATTGCGTTCCTTGTGGTGCAATTAGTTTTGTAGAACTTAGCTCTAGATCAGCAGTGAAAGTGTTAACACCAACTTGTGAGTATACTGATTTTACATCACTGAAATCATAGTCACGAACAGACACAACAGTTGGAGCTGAACTGATTCCATTGACTGAAATTGTCTCACCTTGAATAAACTTACCGTTGCTGCAATATAGGGTTAAGTTTGGAGAAGCCGAAACTGAAGACTGTAGATAACCAGTAGCACCACTACTATTACCCTGAATTACAGCGGGAGCATCTAAAGTGACAGTAGTTGAGATTGAAACTTTGGTATAAGTTTGAATATCATATAAGAAAAGATCATACTTTGTAGTATCATCTGCATATCTAGAATCTTGTGACTTATAATCATAGATTCTAGCGACACCAATCTCGTTTCCTGGTTCTGCAAGACCACTAGATCCAACTCTAGCATCACCAAGACGCAGTGTTGTGGTTGTACCAAATCCTACCTGTGCCGAACCTGTTACATTATTAACGACTACTTTACCCGTAGAATTGAAAGTTAAAGAATATGTATCTACTGTATTAGAAGTTCTTGGCTTTTCAACATCAATAAAGGTATTTGAAACTTTACCGATTTCATATCCCCTTACATATGCCTTACCTGGGGATACTTGTAGAAGAGCCAAAGCTTCTGAAGGTGAATTACCTTCAGGAGTTACTTGATTGGAATTATAGATTCCACCATTACCTTCGCTATCATTTAAACTTTCTTTTGCAAAAATTTCAAAAGGATTTACGATATAGTTTCCAGACTCGTCAAAAGTTCTTCTGGCAAGTTCGTCTCTAATTGTGCTGCCAACGGTCTCTTTAGTGAATGTCTGTAAGACACCGTTTTCAATTCTCATTAACTCAATAAAGTTCTCATCATTAAAATCAGTTAATGATTTTTTAATAAGAGAAGTTGAAATTTTAAATCTATCTGCGCCTGGGGCGGAATAGTTTGAATATCCTTGTGCGTTATCATACAAAGACTCATCATCAAATGGTGTTACAATCTCTTCATTGATTAGAAGACCTACTCTGTAACTTGGAGTGTTACCATACTGATCTAAGATGATGGATTCACTCAATACCTTTACAAAATGACCTCTGATGAAGTATACACCATCAGAAATTGCTGCTGAAGATGCCGTTCCAGTAGCATTTTCTGGAATACAATTTGCAAAGCCGTTACCAGACTGAATTGCAAAAGTATCAGTAGATAGTGTTTCTTCAGTGATTAGCTCTTCACCATCTACAAATCTGGATCCAGTAAAATCTGTGCTATTTGACTTAATATAACGAACGTATAAAGTATTATTATTGTTATCAGAATCTGCATCAGTAATTGTATTAATTACTTTTGCAGTAACACCAGAAGTTGCACCAACAATAGTTTTTCCAACCAATAGGCTGATATAATCTCTAAGATCTGTACCGAAGTATGAAGAATTTACCTGAACATACTCATACTGGTTATCGTATGATGTTTGTCCAGGAATTACTTTGGCACCTTCTTTGAAAAAGTGTTGCCCAAAATTCTCAATCTGATTCTGGAGAATTGACTGTAAAGTAGTTAATTCTCTAGACTGTATAGCGGTTCCAGGCTTAAATAAAACTCGCTTAAAATTCTTATCTTCACTAAAATCGTCAAAATATGGTGCTGTGTTGAGATTGGTATTTTGTGGCATCTTCTTAGAATTCTAATACAATTTTGATATCTTCTTTTTGGGTAGAAGATCTTGGAATTGCTGCTCTGTTATCTATATAGATGACTTCTCCAGAGTATTTTTCAACTTCTGGTGGAGCCACACCATTAATGAATCTAAGTCCTAGAGGAGCAAGTCTAGTATTAGTTCCAGAACCAACCGTTGTGGCAGTTCCTGGGTTTGCTGCACTACCAAAACTTGTATCAATTCCTAGGTTGGAACCGACACTTGCACCACTTACAATGTAAGTTCCGCCATAACCAATGGCATCAGTAAACTCTGTAGTTCTCCAGCCATAAGCAGAAAGACCTAAACCAACTGGCTGATAATACTTAAGGACACCAGTTGTGTTGTCCCAGGAAGCTACAATGCCAGCAGCAGTTGAACCAATGCCCGTTGTTTGGGTAATTGTCGTGTCTACAGTGTATGTAGTATCAGCAATACTACCGCCAGTAAAACTCTTAAGCTTAACTCCACCAACAGCACTTGCTTCTGATGCATTTAAAAGTTGTGTTTTACTTCCATAAACGGTTGGATTCTTAAGTAAGCCAACTCTAGCAAAATCGTTACCAACAATAAAGTCTGGATTTGTTGACGTAGTTTCAAATCTAGAGTATACTAGAACTCTATACGCACCCAATTCTTTATAAACATCATATCCATGTCCACCTTGAGGTGGAATAATAACTTCAAACGCCGCAACAGAAGTAGTTCCTGTTCCAACAGCACTCAATCCAGAGATTGAACCGCCAATTTCCGATCCAGGAGCACCAGGATAGAACTCAATCTTTCCTCTGGTATATCCAGAACCACCACTAGTAACTTCTACGTTTGATACTTTACCAGAATTATCTACAGTAACGGTAACTTTACCACCAGTTCCATCACCAAGGATAGGAACGTTCTTAAATGAAGTTCCAATAGGTTGATATCCAGCTCCAGCGTTATCAATAATTACAGTTTTAATTTCTCCATCTACAGCATTATTTTTAATCTCTGCAGTTGCTCCAGATCCCCAATTTGATGGAACTGGGATATAATCAATAGAATCAAATTTAATTACATCACTTGGGGAAATGGTATACATGTATTTCCAGATATATCCATCTCCACTAGTACCAGCAGCTCTTGGTTCTAGATCGGTAAAATCTGGTTCATCGATAGAAGGTTTACCTGATGGGAAATCAGGCGATAAACCATTATTCAAACATGCATAAACTTTAAAGTTACTATTAACAATATAATAATTCGCATCGTAAAGACCTGTAGCATTAGTTACAGGCGCTGGATTTGTAGAACTGTAATTATGCTTGTACATATCATAAGTTGTACCAGCAACCCACTCTACCTTTCTTACCATTCTTCTGAGGTCAGAAGCATTCACTCTTTTAAGAGCGATCATGGTATCATAATAATCATTCTGCTCCTTGAACATATCCTTTGGATTGGGAACATTAGTATTCCAATCCGTTGTTCCAGAACCAGTAACAGTATCAGTAGAGTTCGGTAACCCTATAAAGGTATAGTAGACATTGGTTGTCGTACCGATGCCAGTAAAACTTTGAACAAAGGTTTCAGCATTCAATATTCTAAATTGATCAGTAATAATAGCTGCCATGTGTTTATAGTTTTTTAGTTATTTATCGTGTTATGAAAACTCTTCCTTAAGAGCATTGATTCGAGTGACAATTGGCGCAGTTGATACACCAGTTAGACCACTATTTGATAATTTAAATTCTTTTGGTAAAGTTCTTGTATTGAAGTTGTAAAGTTTACCCCATGAGTACTCAGCGATTCCAGCAAAAGAGGTTGAAGCAAGTCCAACAATTGTTTGTACATTTGAGTAAACTGTTACAATACCAGAGATTCCGTCATTGATGACTTGATCTGCGCGATAAACATTATCAATGAAAGTAGATCCTATTCCAAGAATATCAGTTGATGGATCTAGCGAAGTTATTGCATCTCCAACACACGAATTCTTAATTGTAAAGTAATCGCCAGTTGTAATACCACTTCTTGCAATAAATCCATATTTAGTGACATTCAAGAAATCATCACAATCAAAATCAAATTGTACCATCGGAGAAGATGTATTTACACCCGTAGCACTTGTTCCTAATGAAACAACAACACCAAAGTCTCCTACAGAATCTACATTTGTTAGAATTTCGTATTTTGCAGATGGTGGAGATACTAGAACTTGTGCAGTTGCTGTTGGATCATATCCAAATCCACCTTCAGTAATTGTAATATTTGATATAGTTCCAGCAGCAGAAACTGTTGCTGATGCTTGACATCTTACAAGTTCTGGATTAGAATAAGCATACTGTGAAGTAGATCCTACACCAATAACTCCATCTGGATATGTAATCAGTTTATTGATTGATGTTGCAATTGCAGAAATTCTAATGTTCCAATTGATTCCGTCAATTGAGTTCAATACCAAAGCATCTTCACCAGTGATAACATATACGTTATCAACATAAGTTACAGAATATAAGTTTGTTGATGTATTTGTAGTTGCTAATGTCCAGATACTTCCATCAGTTGAGTAGATTACAGTACCATTCTCACCAACAGCAATGAACTTGTCATTGACATAAGCTACATCGTAAAGATTCTCTACAGTTACAATTCCTGATGAAGGAACTTCATTCCAAACATATCCATCAGAACTAGATAAAATTCTTCCAGAATTGCCAACAGTAATAAATCCATCAAGACCAAATGTAATTCCATTGAGAGCACTTGTTATAGGAGTGCTTCTTACAACCCAGGCAGTGCCAATTCCCCCAGAACCATAGTTTGTAACGATGGCTGTTCCTCCAGTTCCAACAGCAACAAACGCTTCATTTCCATATGTAACCGCATTCAATTGTCTTGTGAAGGATGCGATTACATTATATGAGAAGTTGATATTGTTAAAGTTTCTGCTGTAGAATACTGGACTACCAAACCAGGAGCCTTCTGCGCCACTATATGACCTTAATGTAGTTCCATTATGTCCAACAATAACAAATGCATCGCTTCCAACGCCAACAGCAGTTAAATCGTATGCAACTTCATTATGGGATAGCCAAGTTGATGAATCGGTTGAGGTTGAAATAAAACCACCATCACTAACTGCAACGTATAATCCACCCTTATATGCTAAGTCTTTGTAAGATCTTGCAGCAGAAGTAATAATACCTACATTCCAAGTCTTGCCAATTTCACGTATTTGTGGTATAGTTGAAGCAAAACTTACATTTGGAACAGATGAAACTGTATATCCAAATCCAGGACTTGTAATAGAAACCGAACTGATGGTACTAGATGCAGAAACTGTGGCTGAAGCCGTTGCAGCTTCAACGTCAATACCATCAACAATCATCACCTTGTTATCTTCTTGTAAATAATTATCTAATTGTCTGAAGAATGGGTAGGCATTTTCAACATAAATTTCAGAATCAGAAGTGACAATATTTTTGATAATTCTTGAAGTTGGTTTGATATTTGAAATATAATTGGTTCTTGATTTGGAAATAATTTCACCATCAACAACCAAATCAGAAGTTTGTTTAGTCCAATTTACAAGTCTTTGAACTTCTTGTGAAGTGGAAATGCCGACATCAAAGTAGTTGTTTGTTTGTACTTGGTCTCTCTTAGTAATTTCTTCAACAATTCTTCTATTTTGCTCCTGATACGGCGCAGTTCCCAATAATTTAATATAATCACCAACTTTAATAGTTTCAGTGATATCAACATCAACTACATCAGAATCAGATCCCTTATAGAATAGGATTTGGAATTTGCTTCCAGACTTTGGAGCTTCAGTAAATGTGATTTGAGTTCCACCATCAAATAGGTAATCTCTTCCTGGTTGCTGAAGGATATCATTAATGAAGATTAATAGATTGTTTTCAACATCAATTCCAGATCCAGGAGCAGAATCAATACTAAATGGATTTGAAGTAATTACAGTCTTTGTTAATGAGAATGTTTTTCTTCTTCCATTAAAATATTGAGAGAAATCATCTAGTCTATCTAATAGACCAAAGCTCCAGCCAGAGAACTTATTATTAATTATAGAGTTTACAGTTAAGGTGAACGCACTAGTACCAAATCCCACTGGAACACCAGTAATAGTTAATACATCATTTGGCTTGTAACCGTAACCCCTATCAATAATTTGGAATTGAGTTACACTACCACCAGAACCAACCTGAACGTTAACCTTTCCACCGTAACCAGAACCACCAATCAATTCTAAGTTTGAATAAGCAGTTGGGACACCGACAGTGATTGTTGGAGGACTTGCTTGGCTGTAACCAGAGCCACCATTTGTAATGTTCAATACACTTACACTTCCAGAGATAAGTTCAGAATTAATTACAGCTCCACTGCCACCAACACTACTTGCAATACTAACTGTTGGAGGTGTTCTATAGCCAGATCCAGAATTTATGATAGAAACTGACTGAACTGTTCCACCAGCAGAAACTGAACATACTGCAAAAGCTTGTTGTAAAGACTGATATCCAAATCCAAAACCAGCCGTAACTTCATCAATGATACCTCCTCTAGGAATAGTTTCAATACTTGTTCCTGTAAATGTAATTGATGCGCCAATGCCAGGAGAAACTCTCTGAGCCATTGTATAATCAATTGTGGGTTGTTGGTTGATATTGTTAATCAACACAATTCCATAATTAGTGTTTCCACCAGTGACAATTCCAGTTACATCTTGACTATTAGATTCTAATGTAAATGACTTATTAATTCCATCAAATTGATTGGAGATATCATCAAAAATAAAGTTCTCTTTATATTCATTTCTATAGAAAATTCTACCAGAGAACGTTGAGTTTGTAGAAATTCCTGGTTGTAAAGTGCTAACACCAACTGGGCCGTATGGAGGTGCGATGAAATAGATTGCACCGTCACTAATGCTATAATCTCCACCAAGAACTGTGACAGCAGTTCCGACAATATGTGCAGATTGTTGAGTTCCAAGAACAGCTCTATCAACAGAAACTACATTAGTTGATCCTAAACCAACAACTCTAGCCTGTACAATTTCATCACCAATTTGTATAAGGGTATTAGTTCTAATTGACGTAATACCAGTCAAAGTAACAGCAGTATCTGTCAAATCAACAGTTTGATCTAAACTTGTAGAAACTGGTAATCTATAGAGGGGGCTTTGAATGATACCGTCAATTGTAATTAAAGCTCTTGTATTTGAGATCTTATATTCTGGAGACAAAGTGTGATACTGTCCAGATGCAACTGTAGAGCCAATTCCTGTTGGTGAGGTAAACTGGAAGAAGATCTCATTTTCAGTAGCATCAGTTTTAATACCAGAAAGCTTAATGATGTTATTATTAACTTTATATGCAAATACAGTTGTAGGTAATCTGGATGTGCTTACACCAGAGATAGTTCTGCTTGTAGTCGCAATTCCGATATACGATCCACCTGTACCTGGATTATATACTAATTCTTCACCAGTACTGAAATCGTGACCAGGAATAAAGATTTGACTACTGCCTGCAGAAACTACAGATAGATTTGTAGCATCAAATGTCTTCTTAAGTAGAGTGACACCTTGATTGGCTAGTGGGAATGATGTTAAACCAGCAGTGAGACCAAAGCTACCAATTCCAGTGAACTGGGAGCTGATATCATCAATCTTTAATACCTTATTAGTCTGGCAAATAGAATAATCGGTCAATTTAGAGTTTTCAAAGTTAACAAACTTTGAAATACCTTGACTTGTGGTTTCTTCAGTACCTAAGTCAAAATTATACTTAGTATACATTGAAGCAACATTGTCAAGTGATACAATAGTTGTAATTGTCGAAGAACCGATTGATACTTTGAGTGTTTCTTCTGGTTTACTATTCAAAACCAAATCACTGAAGTTCTTAAATCCTACAGAGTGAACTAAGCTATTAACTGGCTCTTCCCAAGTTGTCTTTGGAATAGTGCTCTTGATAGAATATGAGAAGTTTTGATAGTAATCGCTATCTTGAATTCTCTGTAAAGAATTATTGAGGATTCCAGAATCACTTAACCAAATTGATTCTGCATTCAGAGTAATTGAAGAACTTGTACTGTAATTTGAGTCATTGGTAATAACTTCTTCAATCTCACCAATAGATCCAGATAAAGATCCAGTCACAATTTCAGATACTTCAGGATTGATTCCTTTACCAGAAACTTTTAGAATTCTTCTCGTACTGTCCCATCCATTATTGAGTACATTTGTGGTTTTATCGCCAACAATTAATTTTTCTTGGCTGAAGAATTCTGTCTGCTCCACATCAATTGCAAAAGTTGCAAGATCTGTAGATTTAATAACCTTACCAGCACTATTAGCTACGTCAAATGTACCAGCAGTTGTTCCAATTCCAGCAATAGAGTACGTGATTGTCTCTGATCCAGTTGTAGTTACTCTCTGTGTAACTACAAAGTTTCTATATCCATAATCCTCAGAGTTGTATCCATCACCAACAAATCCAGTGCTTCCTAAACCTACAATACCCTCAACATAAATTTCATCTCCAATTTGGAATGGAAACTCGGTAAACCCGTTAGTAGGAGCTTTTAGCGATAGAGTAATATCTGTACCACTACTATAACCATCAATGACTCTAATACCATTGCTGTTAAACGTTGGAACTACAACTGGGCCAACTTCAGGCAATCCACCAACATTATTCAAAATATCAACAGAGGATACTGAATTTCCAGTAATGTTAGCAGATAGTAACAATGCATTATTACCAATAACCTTTAATTTAGGAGGAGTTGTATAATTACTACCTCCACTGATAACTCTAACTTGCGAAACGCGATTATTGTTCTTAATTCTTAAAACGATAGGTGTATCAGCTTTAGCCGAGATAGTTCTATCTGTAGGATAATTATAACCAGGAAGAGCCAAACTTACAGACTTAATTTTACCAATAGTATCAGAATACGCTCTTAATACTCCACCAGTGCCAGAATCGGTAACAACTGTTGAAATTCCAGGTACAGACTTATATCCAACACCAGGATAATTTACCTTAACATTGAAGATTCCACCAGAAGCAGATGTTGAGCTTGTGACATATGAAGTTGTAGTTACACCACTTGAGGTGTATGATGTAGATTCTGGTTTCTTATCAACATTAAAGTAAAATACACTATTTCCAATAGAAACTACGCTATGTGTTCCTTTGTAAACACTATCCTTAATGACAATTTTTCCAGAATTAAAATTATCAGAATCTACAGTTAGACCTAATGCATTATTCGTAATACTTGCGATTCCTACTGGAATAGCCTTGTAATAGATTACATCAGGAATATTCTCATTGATTAGAAGATTTACTTTAGTAGTTACATTGCCATCTCCAGGAGATCCAATTCTTGTTACGTTCTGCTCAAAGTTTTGATTTGTAAAATCTTGGTTATCATAGAACTCTAATTTTAGATTTTGGAATGATGAGTCAGAAACCGCAAATCCAACCGTACTATTTCTAGTAAATTCTAGTTTTGGATTAATTGGTGAGAGAGTATGTGTACCAGATCCAGAGGAATTAAATGGTACATTGACATAATTCAATCTGGTAGAATTGTAATATGAATCTGCTAGTTTAACACTGTCATCATTAATTTTAATGACAAAATATTCTCTATTGTTTTCTAGATTTGCAATTGGATTGGAGGATTCGTAGACAACCTTATCACCAGTTGATAGATTATGTGCAGGTAGATTAAGGGTTGATACTGTAGAACCAACACCAACTTGAGTTGAACCAAAACTTACAGGGTTTACTAGAAGTTTTGCATTATAATCATTATATTTTAAAGTTACATTTTGTGAGATATTCGCTACAAGATCTAGTGTTACTTCATCACCAATCTGTAAACCATTATTTTCTGTGGTGTTAACTTGTGCTCTAGATCTTGATGCAAAACCACGAATTTCATTTCTTACTTCAGTAAATGCATGAGTTGATCCAATTTGAGTTGCAATACCTGTGAAATACAATCTTGTAGTTGTACTTCCAATACCAGCTTGAGTTGTAACAATTCCAATATTATTATCGTCTACTTTTACCGCATAAACAATCTGATTGTTTTTTAAAGTAAACGTTGGAGTTAAGGAAGAATTATTGGAGCAGGTTAATCCAGCACCAGTAGCAAATGAATACTTTAATTTTTGACCATTAAAGTAACCATGACCAGGAATAAAGATGTTTCTTGGATCAATGTTGTATAATTTTCTTAACAACACAACACCAGTGGTTGAAACACCACTAACACTTGTGCTATCATAATCTAAGAGAATTGAAGTAGTAGATGCAGAAACAACCGCAGCTTGAGTAATTGTTACTCCAGCTCCAATGGTAGATTCTACATAATCGCCAATCTTAAATGGATTGTATGAGAAGTTAATTCTTGTGTATGAACCTTGACCTGTTTCTACACCAACGTATGAAGCAGAAATGCCATAACCAACAAATGTTCTGGTTACGGTTGTTCCAGAACCTACATTAGTTTGTGGATCAAAGTATTGAGTTCTATTTTCTGTAAGAGGTGCATTAGTAGTAAATCCTGTTAGTGTATATGTGAAATAACGTTGATCTAGAGATACTTCAGCATTTGCTGTATGTGCCAATCCAAGTGTAGAATCATACTCACGCAATACTTTGTATGCTCCTGTAACTCTATTTCTGTCTAGTACCAGGAATCTTTCACTATTAATTCCAATAATATCATTTACTTTAATTCTATCATTATATGATTTTTCTAGAAGTGAAATCTCGGTTATCATTCCTGTTGCAGGAGTTGAACCAATACCAACTTCGAGATTTGTTGTAATTGAAGAAACACCAATTCTATAAACACCTTCAAATGACTTAAATGCATATGTGCTGATACCAGAAATGTTTACTAGGTCACCATCACTAAGTTTATGGGGAACTGATGTAATTCCAGTAACTCTTTCGTTGCTGTATGCAAATTCTACACCACTAAATGAAGTTGTAGAGTAGCTTACTGATGTTATAGTTTTACCTTTAACATGCGAAATTACAGCATCAGCACCTCTTCCACCACTTCCAGTATTGTCAAAATCAACTACTTCTCCAACCTTATAATTGCTTCCAGGAAGAAGAACTCTAACTGAAGAAATGCCAGAAGAGAAGACCGAAGTTACTTCAGACTTTTCCCTTTCACTCTTAACTTGAGGAGCAGCGTAATAATTTGCATTAGGCGATGTTAATTTGTATGGGGCTGTATTTCTTAAGATATCATCTTGAAGATCGTCTAAAATTTGTTGTGACTTGGAGAAATCGTAGTTAAACTGATCTACGTCATTTCTATATCCATTTAGAACATATGGGAAGTTATTTCTTGTTGCAAAGTAAGCATATGTTCCAGTTGGGAACTCTGGAGTTGTGCAGAATCTTCCATTGTTAGCATCTAGATCTCCATCTCCACTATATTCATAATCTTCTACAAAGAATCCAGATGGGAAACTTGGTCTATTTGGCTTGGATACCAAAGTATAACTAGATCTTAACTCAGTAATATTACCAATTGCCTTTGGATTCTTAGAACCATAGGGGCCATAGATTGGGTTTCCATCATATGCCCAACCAATAATAGGAGAGTGTGAAGTATTAATACCAACTTCTACCAAAGATGAATTGATATTATCACCTAGATGATATCTGAGAATTCTTGGAGCAGTTACAGAAACCGATTGGTTGTCGGTGTTATTTTTATTAAATGGTTCAATAATAATCAAATCATCTTTGTTATTTGGATTTGTTAGAATATGCTCATGCTTTTTATAAGTATCAACATTCCACTTTTGGATATTTGGAGATAAGATGCAACCACTACCCTTTGTTACTACCGTAAGTTCAGTAGTCTCTTTAGTGTAACCAACACCAGAATCAAGAACAGTTACTGATACAACCTCACCATTAACAACTTTTGGCAGAAGTCTTGCATAATTACCAGTTCCACTTACAGTAATTGTAGGCGTTGAGACGTATCCAGAACCGCCGTTAAGGACGTATACTTGGTCAATGCTACCATTGACTATAATTGGAGCTACAACGGCTCCAGAGCCGCTAGAGACGGTAGCTGTTGGCTTTCTGTCAAAGTTTAGAATGTTTGCGGAACCATAATTACTTCCACCTTCAGTTACAAAAATACCATCAATAACACCAGAAACTACAGGAACTGCGGTAGCTTGTGAAGTGCTGAATTTAGATACAGAATCGGTTGCAAATCCAGTTACATTTGGAAGATTTGGTATTCCAGAAATTGAAACTTGGATATTTGGATATTTGAAAGTATGAGTTCCAACACCATAATCATCAAGCTTAACGTAAATGTTTCTCTTGTAGTTTTCAGAGCTGAATGTAGACCCAATTCCTACAGAAGCCAATCTAAAGCGATCGGAATCAATCTTGATTGCTTTGTATTGTAAAGTGGTTGATAGACCAGAAATAGGTGTAGTTGAAGATGAATATTCAACAATATCTCCAGACTCGAATCCATGATTCTTTGCAAAGATGTAGTCATTTAATGTGTTGATACCAACAATACTTGTGCTGACTTTAGTGTAATCTAAAGGTGGATACGCTTGTGAAAGGATATCAATCTTCTTATGTCTGTAGTTACTACCTGGGTTGGTTACAACGATCTTATCAATTACCTTTCTTACAGTTGTTGCAACAAGCTGATGAGTACCAGAAGCTGATCTGGTAATGTTGATTGTATTGATTCCTGCAAGTGCGTCATTCTTTCTTTCTGCTAAAGAAAGTGAAGAATCGGTG